GTATCTGCGCGAGCCGCTCGACTGCTTCGCGGATGAGAACGTCAGCGAGATCACCATCGAGGCGGGAACTCAGCTCGGCAAGACGCTGTTTTCATTCGCGTGCCTGGGCTACGCCATCGACCAGGACCCCGGCACGTGCCTGTATGTAATGCCTGACGAGCAGACGGCCAAGAAGGTGTTGAAGACGCGCATCGTGCCGTTGATTCACAGCAGTCCGGATCTCCGTCGCCATTTGGCTGGCCAGCGGAGCGACATCAGCGAGGTGCGGCTCGACTTCGACAGGATGTTTGTGTTCAGCGCCTGGGCGCAATCGCCCGCGTCGCTCGCGTCGTTCCCGTGCCGCTATGTGATCCTCGACGAGCTGGATAAGTATCCGCGATGGAGTGGCCGCGAAGCGGACCCGGCGGCGTTGGCTGAGGAAAGGACGAAAAACTACTGGAACCGGAAGATCATCCGCGTCAGCACGCCGACGACGTTAGGCGGTTTGATTCACCGCTACTACCGGCACAGCGACAGACGCCGCTACTGGGTTCCGTGTCCACGCTGCGGCGCATTCCAAGTCCTCGTGTGGCAGCAGGTGAAATGGGATCATGGTGCGCGCCTCGAACGCATCAAGGAACTCGGGCTCGCATGGTACGAATGTGAGCACTGCAAAGAGCGTATCGAGGACAGCCACAAACCCGCGATGCTGGAGCGCGGTGTCTGGGCGCCGGCCGGGTGCACGGTGGCAAATGACGGATCGCTAAAGGGTGAGCCGGAGGGTGGATCACACCCCGGGTTTCACTTATCTAGCCTTTACTCGCCGTGGGTGAAATTCGGTGACGCGGCATTCACATTCCTCGACGCCCACAACGATCCTGCCAAGCTGATGAACTTCGTCAACTCGTGGCTCGCTGAGGTCTGGCAAGAGAAAATCGACGAGGTTGACGACGAAGGCATACGGGCGCTGCGGCGTCCGTACAAGCTCGGGCGCGTGCCCAAAGACGCAGTGGTCTTGACGGCCGGCGCGGACGTCCAGGCTGATCGCGCGTATTACGTCGTGCGGGCGTGGGGGTATGGCGAAACGTCCTGGCTGGTCGATTACGGCCTGCTGTACGACGACGACGCCGAGCGCATCGCCGAACTGGGCGGCTCGCCGAAATCGTGCCTCGACAAGCTGCCCATCGGGAAAGCATATCCCATCGACGGCACTGACGACGTCATGCCGATCGCGCTGTGGTGCATTGACGCCCGTCACCGGACGGACGAGGTGTACATCTTTGCGCGAAGGCACCGGGACACCGTGCGGGCAATTATGGGTAGTCCTACGGATCTCAAAGGTGGTTTGTATTACGCGTCGAAAGTGGATCGCAATCAGAAAACCGGTGGCGCGCTGAAGGGTAGCCAGATGATCTGGCACATCGACACCGTTCGCTTTAAGGACCGCATCAACCGCTTGCGTACGGACCAACCTCCGGTGTGGTTTCTCAGCGATGACGTCGATGCGGATTACTTGCAACACATCACGGCCGAGGAAAAAGTGATCGAACGAAACTCACGGGGGCGCGCCAGGTCCGTGTACACGTTGCGGCCGGGCCACGAGCGGAACGACTGGTGGGACTGTGAGGTCTATGCGACCTGTGCCGCGGACATGCGTGGCGTCCCACATTTGCAACCACAAAACGAGCGGCCGCGGAAAGCGCAGGTCAAAGCGCAGAGTTGGATCCCGCGGAAGAAAGGATGGGTGAGGTAACGATGAAGTGCCCGCACTGCAATGCAGAGATCAAGGGCAAGACCGTGCTGTACACAGTCCAGGCCGCCACGGCCGAAGGCGAGTATATCCGCCGGCGGCGGCGGTGCCCAAAATGCCAGTATCGATGGTGGACAATTGAGGTCATGCAGAAGACACCTATACATGGCCTAAATTAGCTATACATAGCACACGCGCAAAGCTGGACGAAAAACGAAAGTTTTGGGAAAATAGATCCATGAAGCGTAGGTTCGTGAACGTCCGAAACTGGCACGCTGCGCCACAGGCCGCGCCGCGTGAACAGGCGTTGCGCGAACAGATACGTCGCCACGAGATTGGCGCTCAAATCGCACGGGCCAGGCTGTTGGAGTTGCTGGCCGCACAGTTAAAACGGGGTTAGCCACCGAGTCTTAGCACTCGCTCGCGCCCCTGTGTCCTGGGTCGTTCGTCTCCTCAGGACATGGGGGCGCTTTTTCTTTGGAGAAATATGGCTACAGCGGCGGAAATAGTTGCAGCGATCGACCTGTATGTGTCCGGACAACTCGAGGCCGGCGGCGTGCAGGACTACATGATCGGCAGCCGGCGCATTACGCGTTACCCGATTGCCGACATTTTGAAGTTGCGCTCCTACTACGCCAAACAGGCGGCCGCGTCTACACGCGGGGCTGACGTGACCTACGTCAAGTTCACAAGGCCCGGATGATGCGGCGCAGCCAACAGCACGGCTGGTGGGATCGCGTAGGCCGGGCGCTCGATACGGCGATCTCGGTAGTTGCGCCGCATCAGGCGGCCAGGCGGCAATACTCGCGCAATCGCCGGTACGCTCTCCAGGCGGCAAGCCGTATTCTGCAAGCCCGCCTCGACGCATCCGATGCGGCGTCCATAACGCGTCTGACCTCGAGCTGGACGACCACCGCAGGCTCGCCCGATGCGGACGTCCTGGACGACCTGTCAAGGCTTCGGGGCCGTTCACGCGATCTCGCGCGGAATAACGGGCATGCCTCGGGAATCGTCGGAGCAATCGTCAACAACGTCGTGGGGACCGGTATTCGCCTGCAGAGTCAGGCGGACGGCGAGCGCCTCGGACTGAGCGAGGATGCGACAGACGCCCTCAGGGATGCGCAGGAGGCTGCCTGGTCGCGTTGGGCAAGACGTTGCGACGCCGCCGGCGGGCTCACGCTGTACGCGTTGGAGCGCCAGGTGTGCAGGCAACTCCTGGAGAACGGCGAAGCGTTTCTCGTGCGCGCTGCCGTCACGGGCAGGCCGTTCCGAACCGCGTGGATGCCCATCGAGGCAGACCGGGTGGATTCGCCGCCGGAGTGGGATTACCGGCGCGACGTTGATGTCCGCAAGGGCATTGAACTGGGGCCACAGGGTGAGCGATTGGCCTATTGGATTCTCCCGCACCATCCCGGGGATGACCGGGCCATGCGCCCCAGAATGCCTAAACGCGTGCCAGCCTTCGACAAAGACGGCCGGCCGAACGTCTTGCACCTCTACGATCAGCGGCGCCCCGGCCAGCGGCGCGGCGTTCCGTTTCTACGCCCGGTGATGGGCTACTTCGAACACCTGAGCCAGTATCTGGAAGCCGAGCTCGTGGCGGCGAGGATAGCGGCCTGTTTCGCGCTCATCATCAACGAGGACGGCGATGGCGGTATTGGCGGCGGGCACGGCGAACTGACAACGGTAGACGGCCAGGTAGTGGAAAGCCTTGAGCCCGGCATGATTCTTCGCGGCTCAGGAATCACGCCCACGCAAGTGAAGCCGGACCGCCCGGGCGACACGTTCGCGCCGTTTGTCGAAAACGTGTTGCGGGCGATCGCGGCGGGATGCGAGCTGCCGTACGAGATCATCTCGAAGGATTTCTCGAAGAGCAATTACAGCAACATGCGCGGCGCATTTCTTGAAGCCCGCCGGTTCTTCCGCATCCTCCAGCAGACGATCAGCGACGGCCTCGTGCTCCCCTCGTGGGAGCTCGTGCAGGAGGAGGCGTTCCTGCGCGGCATGGTGGCCATGCCGAAATTTTACGAGCACCGCGATGCGTATTTGCGCGCGACGACCATCCCGCCGGGGTGGGAGTGGGTAGATCCCAAAAACGAGGTAGAGGCGGCACTGCTCGCTATCGGCGGGAACATTGCCACCCAGGCCGAACAGATCGCCGCGCACGGGGGCGATTACGACGAGGTTCTTAAACAGCGTGCCCGGGAGGTGCGCAAAGCGCAGGCCCTTGGGCTTCGGCAGGAGGAAGAGCGTGAAGGGAATCAGACTCGAAAAGAAGGGTAAGCGCCTCGAACTCGACCTGTACGGCACAGTCGGTTCCTTTTGGGATGACGGCATCAACGCGGCCAAGGTCGTCGCGCTCCTGCGCAATGCCGAGGACGTGACCGAGATCGAGTGCCGCATCAATTCGATGGGAGGCAATGCGTTTGACGGCATTGCGATCATGAATGCGCTGAAGGATCACCCGGCGGAAGTTACCGTGAAGGTTGACGGCTTGGCGGCCAGCGCGGCGTCCATCATCGCGATGGCCGGAGACACCATCGAAATGGGCGAAGGCTCGTTCCTGATGGTCCACCGGGCGAGCGGATTCGTCTACGGTCAGGTCGACGACATGCTCAAGACTGCCGAGATCCTCGAGAAGGCCGACGGCGAGATCATCGACGTGTACGCGCGCCGCTCGAAGAAGCCCGTCGAAACCGTGCGGGGATGGGTCGATGCGGAGACCTGGTTCACGGGCCAGGAGGCCGTTGAGGCCGGGCTCGCGGACAAAGCCGTCGCTGACCCCGAAAGCAAGAACAAAGCTGCCGAGGCCCTCGCGGGTCACGGTGCGATTTTCAATTTCGCGAACTTGCCGGAATCCCTTCGGACTCTGGTGGAGGCGCACAGGGCACAGGGCGCGGACACACCGCCGCCCGAAACGCAGGAGGATGATGACATGGATCTCAAAGATCTCACCTCTGCGGCGCTGGCGGAAGCCCGCCCCGACCTGGTCGACGAGATCAAGGCGGCGGCGAAACTGGAGTCCGCTGAGGCCGTGGAGGCGGCGATCAAAGCCGAGCGCGAACGCGCCGGCGGGATTGCCGCG